CGCATCGCCCCGGATCGTCAACTCCGGCAGAGCCACCGGGAGCCGGGCAATGCGCTGGTCGGCGTCCGCATGCGACTGGAGCGTGGCCATGTCGGTGACCGAGGTGTACGACGAATCGCTCTCCAGCAGCGGCCAGCCGAACTCGTACTTGCTGGTGTCCTCGGAGACGGCGATGGGCATGGCCTGCTCGGTGCCGTCGCCGACCGCCAGGACCCGGGTTGCCATGCGTGTGCCATCGCTGGGCCAGGTGTAGCTCGAGATGTTCGCGCCGTACTCGAACACCCAGGGCGCGCCCTGCTGGCCGAGATCCGGTGTGCCGACCCGCATCAGACGGCGAGGCTTGCCATCGGTACCGGACGGTGCCCCGACACCGAACACGATGTCGGGGCCGTCGATAACCCCCGTCAGCTGCCTGAGGGCTTCGCCGACCTCGGCGAGCTGGTAGCCCCAGTAGGTGCGGTCCCTGGTGATCGCCGAGGTGGTCGTGTCGAGCTCGATGCCGATGTCCCCGGCGGTGTGCGACTGGGCCAGGGTCACCAGGCCGCGGGCGATGTCGTTCTGCTCAACGGCGCTGTACACCGTGGACAGTGGTGCCACGACGGTCGTGTCCGGCGACGGCGGAAGCACCGGGAGCACGCGGCGGTGGTCGAAGTAGCTCCACCAGTCGGCCGCCCCGACATCGAGCATCTGTGAAGCGGAGTCGTACTTGCGGGTCCAGATGATGCCGCCCCACACCGGCACCTCACCCCGGTACACGGTGATCGTCGAATGACAGGGGGTGGTGAGCTGGTACGGGTCTTTGATCTGCACGCCCGGGTCGCCGAGGGGGAACTTCGCGGAGAAGGTCCCGGTCTCGTTGAGCGCCCGCGTGAACTGCACGTCGGCGAGCGCGACTTCCTCCATCATCACGTTGCCCGCGAGGCTACGGAACTCGTAGCGGTAGAGCCCCATTACGGGCCGATCCGCCGGACGGTCAGATTCGATCCGTAGTTACCGGCCGAGTAGGCACTGCTCAGGGTTCCGGCGGATTGGTAGCCACCGATGGTGAAGTAGTCGCTGGTTCCGTTCATGTCGGCCTGTGCGTACGCGTAGACGGACGAGACCGCATCGGATCCGGTCGGTGCGGGTGAGGAGTTGTAGCCGTACCCGGTGATACCAGCGCCGTTCTTGAAGATCTGCGCTGCCCGGTTGCCGACAGCGGAGATCGCGGCACAGGAAGTCCCGAATGCCTCGTATCGACCGGCGATGTTCGGGATCACCCGGTCGGTATTCGACACGGTGCTGTGCCAGCCGAGTGGGTCGGTGCCCTCGGCCTGCATGAGCAGCGAGGTGAACGCGCCGTTTGTCAGCGCATGGGTGCTGGTCTGGTAGACGTGCGCCTCCATGAGGAGGCCGACCCAGGCTGACCCGTTGTACCGGTAGAGCTCGCTGGTGGCGGTGACCCAGGCGATCTGCCCGTTGTACGGGCTGGGGATGGTCGACAGGTTGCCGGAGGTGGAGACGACCGGGATGCCGATCACTCGCCAGGCGGACCCGGTGTAGGTCAGCAGCCAGTCGGTATCGGATTGCCAGACGGCCATGCCCTCGTAGGCGAACAGCGCGTCGCGTTCGGTCGCGTTGAGCACGGGCAAGATGCCGCCGAGGGGCACCGTGTACGGGGCGTACTGGTTGGCGATGTTGCCCGAGGAGATCGACGAGGCGCCCGCCGGCACGGTCACCTCCGCCAGGACGACGTAGTCAGGGCTGCCGGTCACGGTCGCCGGCACCGGGACCGCGTTGGGGTTGCCTACGAACTGCTTGATGGTCCAGGTGTTGTCCGCGTCGGAGTGCCCAGTGTCGTTCTGCTGCGCGACGATCCGGTCGATCCTGGCCAGCGATCCATGCGCCGCCGTCGATAAGACATTGAGGTCTTTCACCGCATCGAGGGTGCAGACGTACGGGGCCAGGCTCCGGGTGCCCATGAGCACCAGGTGGCCGGGGCTGACGTGGACGAATCCGTTCGGGGTCGGCGTGGTGGCGGTGACCTTCAGGGGCTCGGAGCCGTAGGGGATGCGCCCAGTGCGCTTGTAGGTGGCGTTGCCGGTGATCCCCGTGAGCATCGACCCGAGGGCGTGGCGGCCGTCCAGGGTGGTGATTTCGCCGCCGGGGGACGCGGACACCGCCCAGCTTTTGCGTTCAGCCATGAATCCTCACAGGTCGGTGTGGTACCAAGCTGCGGTCAGCAGCGCGGCGGGGTCGTATGTGCTGGAGGTGATGCCCACCTGGATGGAGGACCCGGCGGGTACGGCGAACCAGTCGGCGGAGATCAGCAGCTGCCGCACACTCGTCCCGGCTCCACGTACGGTGCGCACGGATGGGCGGGTGTCGATGACCATCTCGATACCGCCGGGGATCACCGTGACCACCGGGTTGAACACCAGCTTTTGGCCGGTGGTCAGGTTGGTGATCGTGGGCCCGGTCATGGGTCCCAGCACGGTGAAGGTGGGCCAGGCGTCGGCGTTGCCGTTGTTCGTCAGCGTCATGACGCCGCCGCTGATGGTCTGGTTGAAATCCAGGGGGAACACCAACGGCCACACGAGACCACCGACCGGTGGCGCGGCCAGCGAGCAGCTGACGGACTGCTGCGGGAGCTGGTACTTGCGCGGGTTGGTGGCCACCCACTCGATCGCCCCGGTGGTGTAGCCGAGCGGGTAGCGCTTGTCGACCGGGATCGACCTGCGATGACAGCGGGCCATCGCGTAGTGCTTGCGGCCGTCGAGTTGGATGACCAGCGGTTCCTCGGTGGTGTCCTCACGCAGCGCGGTGATCCGCTGTAGCTCACGCACGTGGCCCGGGAACGTGGCGGTGGACGTGGCCAGCAGGTAGGAGAAGGTCACCACCCGGGGCGCTGACAACAGGGATCCCTGGTAGGCGCCGTGGTATCCGGAGATGTTCGGATTGTCGCTGCGCACGTCGGCCAGGTCCTGCCAGCCTTCGAGGCCCACCTTCCGGTACGGGGTGCCGGCGCCGAGCAGCACGCCGCGCCACTCGATCTGCCCGTCCCGGGTGATCAGGTCACCGGCGGCCATCAGCGGCCACCTCGTCCCTGGCTCAGCCAGTACAGGTCACGGGCCACGTCGGTCGGTGTCTGGTGCGGGGAGACGTTCATGGTGCCGATGGAGATCCCAGCCGCACTGGGGGCGCCGAACCCCGTACCTGCGCCTGCACCTACGCCCGCGAGGTTGAGCGTTCCCCCGCCAGGCAGCGCTGCGGCGAGGCTTCCCGCCAGGCTGGTAGCGGTGCGCAGGGCTTCCGGGGTGGCCATCCGCATACCAGCCGCCAGACCTTCGACAATGGACTGTCCTGAGTAGAGCGTCCAGCCCTTGCCGCTGAAAGGTCCCTCCTTGGCAGGGGAGAACGGGAACAAGTTCCTGATCTCGCCGACCACCCCGGCGACCTTGTCCTTCACCCAGCCAACCGACGCCTGGATACCGCGCCACAGGCCTTCGAGCAGCGACTTTCCGGAGTTGTAGAGCAGGGAGCCGAGGTCACCCAGCCAGCCCATGATCTTGCCTGGAAGACCAGAGATGAAGTTGCCGACAGCGTCGATTCCTTCGCTGACGGCGTTGGACGCCATCCGCCACGCGGCCTTGATGGTGTTCCAGATGGCCTGGCCTGCCGAGGTCACGATGTTGACGACGTAGTCCCAACCGGCGGAGATCACCTCACCGATCCAGTCCAGCGCGCTGGAGACGGCGTCAACGACCCAGTTCCATGCGGCCGTGACGGCGTCGAGGATGGCTTGACCAGCCCAGATGTAGATGCCGATGTAGGCGTCCCACGCGGACTTGATCAAGTTTCCGATCCAGTCGAGTGCGGCGCCGATCGCGTTGACGATCCAGTCCCATGCCGCTGATACCGCGTCGACGACGGCCGACCACGCCTTGGTGGTCCAGGCGACGATCTCGTCCCAATAGGTGTAGATCAGCACGGCCAGGGCGACGATGGCGGCGATGATCCAGCCGACCGGACCCATGGCGAGCACCCAAGCGGCGGCCATGCGGGCCGCCTGAAGCAGGGACTGCGTGCCCATCAGCACCCATCCGGCCACCACCCGCGCCGCGGTGGCAACAGCAGCCGCCCCCATTCGGACCCCGGCAGCAAGCGATTGCGCTGCGGCAGCCACCCAGGCCGCAACCACCCGAGCGGCGTGCGCGGTCGCCTGTGCGGCTATCACAGCCCAACTGGCCGCAACCCGAGCCCCGGTAGCGATCCACCCACCCATAGCTGAGCCAGCGGTAGCGATCCCTGACACCAGCGCGGGGATCTTGCCGACCACCCCCAGCGCACCGGAGGCAACCGAGGCCAGCATCGACGACACCGGGCCAAGCACAATCGCCCAACCCGCGAACGAGGTCAGGGTGTCCTTAACCGGGCCCGGCAGATTGTTGATCGTGTCGACCAGCCACGCGACGATGCCAGCCACCACGGCCAGTGCCTGACCAGCGGCTGAGCCGACTTGCGCCAGCGTCTCGAAGGTTTGTGCGATCTTCGCCTGGCCCTCCGCGGACCCCGCCAGTTCGGCGAGCTTCCCAGTGACATTGACCAGCCACGTCAGAAGACCTTCACCCGGAGCCACATTCAGGACGGACTGGAGCGTGGACCAGACATTGCCGAGGATGTCGCCCAGCTGGGCGAGCACGTCGGCGGCGGCCTGAGCCTTCGCCCGCATCGCGGCCATACCCTCAGCCGACCCGGCCCACAACCCGAAGCTCTTCAGGCCTTCACCAGCCCAAGCGGTGAACATGTCCACCAACGGCATACCGGCGTTGATCAGGTTCGGCAGGGCACCCACCAGGGCGTCAACAGAGCCCTGGAAGTTCCCGAGCGCCGAAGCCGTACTCAGCCCGGCCTTCTCCATGCCACCCGCGAACATCTCAGTACTCGCGGCCTGAATGCCTTCCCGCACCAGACCGTTCAGGGACTTGGACACCTCGGTCATGCCGGTGCCCAGGGCAGGCAACGTGTACGTGGCCAGCGCCTGGACGTCCTGGTCAAGCCCGGTGAAGAACTTGCCCTGAACGGTCTTTTTGATCTCGCCGAGCTTGTCGCGGATCTTGTCGGCCGCCAACACGAATCTCTGCGCCTCGGGGGCCAAGCCCTTGAGTGCTTCCTGGAGCTTCGCCGCGTCACCTGATGCCGCGGCCTCCATGGCTTCGCCAACACCATCGGTGGCCATCTTCAGTGTGGCCATGGCGAACGCGCCGGCGCCCGCCGCTGCGGGGATCGCGTACAGGAGCCCCGACAGCGGGGCGAGGGCCGCGCCCAGGGAAGCGGCCTGCTGGGTGGCCACGCCCATTCCGGCCGTGCGCCCAACGCCTTCCAGGAGCCCTGCGAACTTGACCAAACCGCCCTCGGCGGACTTGAGTCCGCGGTCGAACTTTGTCTTGTCGAGGTCCAGGAACGCCGCGAGCTTGCCGACCGTGAGGGACATCGAGGTGCGCTCCCTACATGCGATCGAGTACGGCGGACACCGCGTGGTGGCCGGTGACTTCTACGGGGGTGTTTCCGGCGGCTTGGCGCCAGCGGGATTGGTCAGACAGGCCAGCGAGGTTGACTGAGAACTGGTCCCAGGACAGGCCGTTGTCGAGTTCGTCCATCAGGTCGGCGCGGTACTCGCGGCGCCAGTCAGCGCGCAGCAGAGACCAGTGCAGGAAGATCAGCCGGAAGATGTGAGCGTGGTCGCCGGTGTCCGTGTCATCGGTGCCCCCGGTGCGGGGGCCTGCGGTTTCCCCGGTGTCTGCCGCTCCTTGTACCGCTCCATGCAGTACGCCAGCACGTCTTGGAAGTGCTCCATGGGCAATCCGGCGTCCAGCCACTTCTTGACGTTGTCCACGCCGAGCATCGATTCGAGCATGTCGACTACCTGCTCGAATGACACTTCGGTGTTGGCGGACTGCATCCGGGAGAGCTTCGAGGACAGCAGGATCACTTTCGCGGGGACCGTGGTCGGCAGCTCGTAAACCGATCCGAGGATGCGGACCCGGATCGGTTTGGCGCGTCGTGCTGCCCACGCGGCATCGAAGTCGTGATCCACCTGGGGTTCGGCCGGAGTGTGCATGGCGTCGTACAGGTGGGTGTCGCCCAACCTCGCGTTGAGCTCCTGCTGGTCATGGGTGGGTTCGGTCATCACACGGCCGCCGTGGTGGACGCGCCGGAACGGGTGATGGTGGCCGACCAGGACGTGAGGTCGTTGTTGCCGCCGCCCTGCTCACCAACACTGAACGTCGCGGTCGCCCACACCTTCCACAGGGTGTCCGCGGGGTGGCGGAAGCGGATCGAGCCGAGCGAGGTGTAGCCGATACCGGTGGCGATGGTCTCGCAGCGGGCCTGACCGGTGTCCTGAGCGCCGGACACGTGGTCCTTGAGCAGGAACCCTTCCAGCTCCATGGCCGCGCCGCGCTGCATGACCAGCTGCTCATACTGGCCCACCGATTCGTAGGTGGTCGCGTCGGCGGTTTCCTCGTTCTCGCTGGGGTTCGGGGTTACCGAGGTCAGGCCACCGATGGCCACCCAGGTACCGGGAGTGCTGGTCTCGACCTGCACGATGATGTCGCGGGCTGGGATCTTTCGCTGCGCCATGGATGGCTCCTCGGGCATGGCTAGGACCCGACCGGTGGCCGGGTAGGGGATAGCGGGTTATCAGGGCCGGTTCGCGGTCGGCCGGTGGATTTCCAAGGCCAAGTTCACGACATGTTCGTGGCGGCCGGACTCATCGCGGCCCATGTAGATCGGTCCGCCTTGGACGGGTGTGCACAACGACAGCCACGCACCATCGGACAACGTCCGGTTGGTCACGCCGATCAGGGCGTCGTAGGCCAGTTGGGCGCGTTGCTCGCTGATGCGGGAATCAGCGGTGGTGCCCCGGGTACGTACCTGCGCACGAACCTCGTCGTACGGCAACCGGGAATCGGATGCCGCCCCCGGATACAGGGCCACGGCCAGGGCGATGTCAGGGGTTTGCGGCAAGGCGTGCAGGTAGATGTCGCCGCTCGTGGCGCCGGGAGTGTAGGTGCCGCACCCGAGGTCAGCGAGTAGTTGCGCGACCAGCTCGGTGACGGTCACCGCAAGGCCCGCCGGATCTGGGCCTGGATCAGGCCCTGCAACACCTCGTGTTCGGTCACGAACGGGCCCTCCAGGTATTTGGCCTGGCGACCGGGGGCGTGCCGCCACGTGAGCTCTTCGTGCTGCCTGACCGCGTAAACGGTGTTGAAGGACACCGTGGCCTGCAAGTTGCCGCGGTCGAGGTCGGCCTTGCCGGAACGTTCCAGCGTGGCCTCCTCCAGTGGCACCAGCTCACGGGACACCTGGAGCAGGTGCTCGGCGGCCGACCGCAGGCCCTTCGCCGCGCCCTCGTGCGCCCGCAAGGACACCCTGTCGAAGTCCAACTTCAGGTCGACCTTCACCGCACGCTCACCTCCAGGTGGTCGGGTGTGGGAAGTCCGGCGCCGTCGCGGCGGCGGGCCACGATCACCGTGCTGACCCGACCGGCCACCGTTACCCGAGATTCGGCGGGGGCCACGGTGGACAGCGGGCAGTACAGGGTTGTTTCGGAGATGATCTCGGTGCCTTGGTCGTCGCGCACGAGTCGCCGCTGGTCCTCGGCGAAGCATCGGATGTGCACTGGCAGGCCGTACACCGGGCCGGAGGGGCTGTTGCCCTGGTACGGCTCGATGATGGCCGGGTGCCGGAGCAGCCAGGTGGGAATCGCGGCCACGGCAGCTCCTTAGTGGATGATCGCGCCCGGAAGCAGGCCAGCGAGCCGGATATGCGTCCAGGCCTGCTCGGCGAGCTGTCGACCCGACGATGTACCTGACTGCCCGCTGCTGCTTCCGGTCAGGCTGACGCTGCCGATCTTCACCGACTGCCACTGACCCCCGGTGCCGGACTGGTCGCCGGTCTCAGCCCAGTACGCCACCTGCGCGCAGGTGGCGTCACGCAAGGCCTCAGTGACTGCTGTGGCCGTTGGTAGTCCGGTCACGGTGTCGGTGTCGTACACAGCGGTGATGATGGCCAGATCGACCAGTTCTGATGCCCTGGTCAGCTGCCGTAGGGCGTCAGCCCCGGTCGGCAGGACAACACCGGCCGGGGCGCCGTACGCGGCCAGCTGTGCCTCTGTGGCGTAGACGCGGGCCATGATCAGGTGCTGGTGCCGATGAGCACGATGTCGTAAGTGACCGAGGTGCCACCACCGGAGTTGACGATGTCGATCAGGTCGCCCGTGTCCGCGGTGACCGTGATTCCAGCGCCCGGAGCAACCCAGGCGATCACGCCGCCGGGCAGCACCGGGACCGCGTCACCGGCCGCACTCGCCCACGGCACACCATTGCTGGACGGCCGGGTGATCACCACGTTGTTGGTGTTAGCACTGGCTGCCTTGACGTAGATCGCCTTCAGCTTGGCCGGGGTGAACGCGGCGCCGAACGCATCGAGTAGCGAGCCCTTGAGATCCAGGGAGTCAGTGCCCGATGCGGCGATGGTGCGCTGGTCATGCCAGATCCGGTCAGCCTGCCCGCTGCCGGTGCCGTTGATCAGAGGAACGTCGGCGGACTGCGACAAGGGCACACTGCCGGTGGCCAGGTCGAGAGGGCTGGTCAAGTTCGCGATAACGGCCACGTTGATGCGGCTGTCCAGTGCCATCATGCGTCCTTAGTGGTAGTCGGGCGGCGGGCGGCGGGCCGCGGTTGAGGCTTGATGCGCGGTGGTGCCTGCGGGGGTGTGGTGTCCACCGGTAGCGGGTCCTCGCCGGGCGCCTGGAACAGGACGCGGCGCCACCCGGTGGCCGGGTCGACAGCGGCGGCCATCAGACGGGCGTTCTCCTGCGGATGCTGGCCGGGGTCGATGCTCTCGACCACACGGCCGTCGACGACGCGCTCATAGACGGGCATGGCGCTCCAAAAGGGAGTGTCCACAGCGGGCGGGGGACGGGTCGCCCGCTGTGGACGATCGGGGGTTAGGTGGCGATGACCAGCGGCACTGTGGCCAGCGCGGTGACGCTGGCGATGGTGGCCGGTGCGGTGGTGGTCAGCGCTGAACCGGACGACTGGGCGAGGTTGACCTCGCCGGATCCGGAGATGATCGGCGCTGCCGCCGTGGTGGAGACGCCGACCAGGCTGGGCACCGTGGTGGCCTTGACCATGACCGCCGCCCAGTAGATGCCATCGGCGGAGATGGTCACCGGGCTGGACAACGCCAACGTCTTGTTGGCGGTGGCGGCCCAAGCGGCGGTGAGCTGGTCGGCGGTCTGCGCCAGTAGCGCCGGAGTGGCCGCACTGGAGTACAGGGCGAACCAGTAGTTGGTCGGGGTGCCCGCGGCGGTGCCGCCACTGCGGAACGTCAGCGAGGTGACGACGTCGCCCTTGCGTAGGAACAGCGGCACGCTGGTCATGATCTGGGTGGTGAGCGCGCCCGTGTCGGCGGTGGCGTCGAGGCGGCTCATGTTGGCCCGGTAGATGCCGCTGGACAGGGCCGCGCCACCGGAGGTGGGGTTGACGCCGCCGAGCTGCTGCCGGGCGACGTCGGAGATGGTGGCGAGTTCGTCGCGGACGATGCCGGTGTATCGGCCGAGCTGGCTCATGCGGTTGGCTCCTTCGGGGCTCGGGTGCGGCCACGCTTGGGGGGCTCGGCCTGTTCGGGTTCGGCGGCCTCTTCGGTCTGGTCTTCGACAACCTCGGGGGCCTCCGGGTTGGGCTCGGCATCCTGGCCCTCGGCAGGCGGGTCTCCCTGGTCCTTTACGACTTCGACCTTGGCGCCGTCGGGAAGCGCAGCCGGGTCCTGTTCGACAGGCGGCGGGTGTGGCGGGATGTGTTCGACGCCGTACCCGGCGGACCGGAAGTAGGCCAGCGCCGGACCGGACGAGGTGACAGCCTCGCCCTTGACGAAGGCGACTCCGGCGACCTCGCCCGAAAAGTCCTTCACGGGGGTGGTGACGCGGTACTCGTCCATGTCAGGCCACCTTGACGTTACGGAGCACGCCGCACGACTTGGTGTTCTTCAAGACGGCCGCGACCGGGCCCATCTCGACCTCACCGGACTTGACCGCACCAGCGGTATTGAAGTCCGGCATCCAGGTCTGCACCAACTGCTTTCCGGCGACGGACGCACCGTGCAACGCATCCAAACCGAACGACACCGCGTACAGGTCGGTCAGGTTGGTCTGGTTGTTCGTGCCGCCCGTCAGGTCGGCGTCGCGGGTCTCGATCGGGATGATCGGCGTGGCGCCGTCGACGCGGTCACCGATGTCAGCCAACACCCAGTCCCCGTAGCGCTCGATGTGGCGGCCGAGGTCGTCCTTGGTGTTGGTGTAAGTACCGGCACGACGTGCGATAGAGCGCACACGGGTGATGGACTTCGTGTTGCCCAGGATCGCCTTGGTGCCGGGCGGAACATCACCGGGCGTGCCCATGCCGCCACCGGTACGGGACGGCACCAGGCGAGACAGGAAGTCATCCAGGGTGTCCAACGCGTCGTTGGCCTCGTCCGCCGTATTGAGGGTGGCCGGGGACCAGTCGGCGAAGTTCGCGCCCGCACTGCCCGGGTACACCTCGGTGGTGGTTCCGGTGAGCGCCTTGTTCAGGCCGTCGAAACCGGTGGCGTCCACCGCGACGTCACCGAACATCAGTTCCAGCTGGAACTTGGAGATGACACCGGCCAGGAGCTGCTGCATCTGGAACGCCAGCTCGTTGGACGCGGCCGGGCCGAGGTTGGCCAACGTGCGGTCCACCGAGAACGCTCCACCCAGCGGGTGCAGATCGGCGGTGTAGCGGCTGCGGGCCGCCTCGGCCGGGGTGTACTCGGTGTTGTACGAACGGAACGCCGCCGACCGGGTAGTGGTCAGGCGGGTGTAGCCGTACGTGAGAGTGCCGCCACCCGTGCCCGGTGTGACGGTGTCGTCGTAGACGATCTGCTCGGCCAACCAGCTGTAACGACGCAGATTGTCCATCACCGCGAAATCGATGTCGTTCTGCGTGTTCAGCTGCGCCTGAGCGAGGGTGACAGGCATATAGATGTGCTCCTAGATCAGCCGTACGAGCGCCGTACGGCATCGGTGAGAGATGTGGGCCGCTTCTGCTGCTCACCCGGACCACCGGGGTTGTCGCCCCCTGAACGCCCAGGCGGGGCCTTTGGGGCGAGCTGGGCGAGTTTCTTCACCGCGGCCGTGATCGCTGCCGAGTCGACGTCGCCCTTGTCGTCCACGAACTTCGAGGTGTCGATCAGGTCTGCGGCGTCTCCGAGGTTCACGCCAGCCGTTGCGGCTGCGGCGCGGAACTCGGCGGCAGCGAGCTTCTTGCCGGTCTCGGCCAGCACGGCGGAACGGCCGCGCTGCTCAGCCTCGGCGACCGCCTTCTCCTGGTCGGTCATCGCGGCCTGCTTGAACTTCTCCAGCTCATCGGCCGCCTTGTTGTTGGCCTTGGCCTTCTTCTCCCAGTCGCGGGCGTGCGCCTTCCAGTCGATCTCCTGTTCACCCGTTGCGGGTGGCTCAGACTTGGCCGGTGGCGTCGCACCTTCTATGACAGGCGCGGGCGGTGCAGCGGGTGGAGTGGTCTCCGGGTCCATCGGTGTTCTCCCGTTTCGGGTAGTGCTGGTCGCCCGTGCGGGCGTAGACCGCCGTGCGGCGGAAAACTGGGGGTCAGCGGGCGGTGCCGATGCGTTCGCGGTGCGACTGCCGCAGCAAGCCACTGTTGGCGGCCAGGTGCTCACGGATCCGCGCCTGCCATTCGCGCACCTTCAGGGCGGCGGCCCGTTTGGCCAGCGGATCGAGCGCACCGGCCTCGCGGCGTTTCCACTTACGCACACCCCGCTCCAAATAGCGGAGCTGTTGACGTGCCTCGTTGCCTTCGGGGTCGGCGGTGTGCGTCGGGGCCTTCGTCACGCCCGGCAGATACGCGGACAGGCTGTGCCGGCAGTTCGGGTGCATGAGGCCCTGGGCCACTGCCTCGGTGACTGATCCGGCGACCCGAACGGACACCATCCGGTCATCGACGATGGCGTGCTCGACCTCGATCGTGCGTTCACCACCGACCGTGCGATGCAGGACCTTGCCCTCAAACGGGCGGCACAACGCGCACTCTTGCGGGGCGTTGGACACGATCACCAGGTCCATGCCGTTCTCGCCCAGCCGATCGAGATGGCCCTGTACGGCGGCGTGTGCGGTCGCGGTGCGGGTGGCCATCTCCACGTACGAGGCCAGCTCCCAGTTGCGTCCAGCGCGGTCCCGGAAACCGGTGATCCCCGCGGTGAGGAACTGTTCCCAGGCGAACTGTGCTGCCTGTAGCCGGGTCTGCGTGCCCAGCAGCACGTGCGGCGCGGCGGAGGCGATGACGGCCCGGTATGAGTCCAGGGTCCAGCGCAGGATCGGCACGTGAGTCCCGGACAGTGCGGACGTCAGGGCGAACACGAGCGGCTGCACGGCGTCCACGTTCGGTGCGGCTGCGCGGATCGCGGCCAGTTCCCCGGCCGAGGCGCCGACGATGCGGGCGATCTCGTCCAGGGCAGCCTGACCGCCTCGCGCATAGGCGAGGACGAGAGTCTGCTCCACGGTGCCACGCAGGTCGCCAAGAACGGTGGCCAGTAGCTGCTCGGCGTACCTGCGTAGGCGGGTGATCTCCCGCAGCTTGGTCTCAGCCCAGTCAGGTGCGTCCAGGCCCTGGCGGAGACGGGTGGCGATCTCGGTGACGAGCTTGTCCTCGACGTCCCGATAGATGTCGACCAGCGTTCGTGCCAGCTGCTCACCGAGACCACGATCGACGGGCATGGGCTACTCCGTGCCCTGGTCGTCCTCGGCGGACTGTCCCGGCTCCTGGGTGCCGGGCTGTTGCTTGCCGGGCCCTTGGAGCGTGATCGGGTCGGTGAGCGCGGACGCCTCGTCGATCAGCCGGACCTCTTCGGTCACCTGCTCGTCATCCCAATCCGGGTGCACGATGCGTACGAGCGTTTCGGTGGAAGCAGCTTCGGCGGCGCGTAGGGCTTGCGCGGACTGGGCGAGCACGAGCAGCTGCTCGGAAACGCTGTCGGGCCATTCGATGTCGGGCACGGACGGTACGGACTTGTTCTCGAAGATCGCGGCATCCACGGCGAGCAAGGCCGGGGCTAGTCGGCGCAACGCATAGGTCCAGTAGTTGGCCTTCTTGCCTCGCGTGGTGAAGCTGCGGCGCTCGCGGGCGTGGATCTCCGTTGCGGTGACGTCCCCGCCGTCGGCGCCCGCGAGGCCGAACGTCTGCGCGCTGTAGCCCGCGGACTCGACGATGCGACGCATGTAATCCTGCGCCGTCGCCTGGTGCTCGTCGACGCGGATCGCGAACTGGGCCAAGGTGATGCCGGCGGCGTCCGAGGTCGGCGGGATGTCCAGCTGCTGGTAGATCTCACGATCCAAGTCCGCCGCCGAACCCTTACCGGGTCCGAGGCTGGTCATGTACGCCGAGGGCATCAGGAGCCGGGCCTTGGCCAGTCTGATGTCCCGTTGCCACGACGTGTACACCTCGTCGAGGGCGTCCATCAGGGGTTCGGCGCCGTCGTAGTCGGAACGGCCGAGCTGGCTGCCACGGTCGGCCCTGTTGGGTCGCATGTTCGGCACGTAGTCAATCAGCAAGCCTGGAACGTTCGGGTCGACGATCTCCGGCATGTCTGCGGTTTCTGGGTGTGCTTTGGTGCCGATGGGCTTGCCCAGGTTGGCTTCGGTGCCTTCGTACACCTGGTGCAACACGATGCCGTTGCCGTTGGGGTCGAGTTCGTGGCGCTCCACATGCCGGATGACGGTGTTGCCGTCGCTGCCGAGGACGGTCCACAGGGTGACGGCCCGCAGCATGCCCATGCGCCACTCGGGTAGTGCGCGGTCGGCGTGGACGACGGACAGCAGCGGGTGGTCGGCTAGGGCCGTGTCCCACCCGACGCGCAGGTAGACCCCGCCGAGAGCTGCCTGGACCTCGGCGGACTCGCAGAGCAGGGCGTGCAGGCCGAGCTGGTCGGCGAGCTCGTCCCACCGGTCCTGCGTGGGCCCGTCTTCGAACGTGAGCTGTGGGGCTTCGGAGAACAGCAGGTCCGCGGATCCTGTTGCCAAGTCACCGGCAACAGGGATGTGGAGTTTGGTGCGCTTTTCGCCGAGTGGTGTTGGTTCGCCCCACCACCAGCGGGCGAGCCTGCCGGTGACTCCGCCTCGGTACTGGCTGGGCCGGTTGCTGGGGTGGTTGGCGAGCCGGTTGGCGTAGACCTCGGTCAGCCTGTCCGGGTCGCCGCAGAACCAGGCGTCGTGTTCGCGCATCCGCTCCAGGCCGGGCGCGTGCTGCGGCGGCGGCCAAGGGATGCCGGGCTGCGGCAGTGGCATCAGGCTGCCTCCATGAGGTGTGGTCGCCAGGCGTATTCGGATGTGTGGACGGCGTACCGCAGCGCGTCCAGCGAGTGGTCAGCGATCTTGATCGGTTTGTCCTCGCCCTTCTCCGCAGCGGCGTCATCCCAGGAGTAGCCCGGCAACTCGTCGATCAGGCCTTTGCAGGAGCGGTGTACGCGCAGCTGGTCGCGGGCGATGAGCCCGGACACGGTGCGGATGCCGGGGATGACCTCGTTGTCGGCGTGGGCGGCGTTGGTGACGCCATCCCGGTACAGCTGCAACGAGAAGCTCGCCGCGGAGGGGTCGACGTAGATCCATTCCGGTCGGATACCGCGCTCACGCTCGTGCGGCCGGTCAGCAGTGGACAGCCAGGTGCGCAGCTGTTCGGAGTACTCGGGGTCGGTGAGCGCCCGGCGCTTGAGCTTGGAGTCGTACCGGTACTCGTGGGTCAGGTACAGGCGGGTGACGTCTTGCTCGTCCTGGCCGTAGCCGAGGAGCAGCGCGGCGAACGGGTTCGTGGTGCCGTAGTCGATGCCCGCGGCGAACCAACGATCGATGCGGGGAAGTGCGTCTACGACGTGCCGGTCCGGGTTCCATGCTTCGTAGATGGCGCCTTCGGCTTGGACCCAGTGGCCGAGGATGAAACGCCGGTACCAGAGTCCGACGTATTCGGCCTTGATCGACCTGACGTAGTCGGGGTCGAGGTGCGGGTTGTCGTCGAGGACGAAGTGCCACGACCGCAGATCCAGTTCACTGGCACGGAGTAGGTATTCCTGGCGGAGCCAGTGCCCGGGGTTGTCGGGGTTGGTGGTGGCGAACAGCTTGGCCCCTGGCACGGAGAGGCGTCCGGTGAGCTGCTTGAAGAACGTCTTGGGGAGCACGGTGGCTTCGTCGACGTAGGCGCCGCAGCAGGTCATGCCGCGCACCTTGGGTTCGGCTTTTTCGTCGTTGGCGCCGATGACTTGGATGGTTCGGCCGAGGATCTTGGCGGTGGGTGCGCCGAGGTTGTAGCTGATGTACCTGGTCAGGCCGCCGAACAAGGCGGGGTCTTGCAAGGGGCCGAAGATGTTTCGGCCGATGGAGTCGCGGGTCTTGCCGCACATGACCAGTTCCCCGGTTGTGGGGGCTTGGGCGACGAAGATGAGCCAGCGCAGGAGGCTGGCGATGGTTTTGCCGGAGCGGATGCTGCCGGTCCAGAAGTTGAGGCGTGCGTTGGCCTGCGCGACGCTACGGATCTGTTTCGGGGACAGGACCCGGGTTACCGCTTCCAGGTTCATCAGGCAACCCTTCGGCGACTGCGGCGAGCGCGGCGGCCAGGCCGCCGAGCATCGACCGGGCACCGTCGGTGCCGGCGTCCGCGTCGTGGCGGACTAGATCGAGGTGGCCCTTTGATGCGCCGTTGACGGCGGCCATGAAGTCCTTGGCTTCACGGGCGGTCGGCAGATCCAGGGTGATGATCTGTGGGCCTTCGATGGAGCCAAGGACTTGCTGGGCGGGTTCCCACAGGCGTTGCCGCAGCCGGTGAGCGTCGTCGATCAGGAGTTCGGCCAGTTCGGCACGGCGGGCTTTCGCATCAGCGACTTTCGCGGCGGTGGCCTGCTCGGTCTTCGTGCGGTCGAACGACAAACCGGCATCGCGGGCGATGTTCGACACCGTGGAGGAGGACATCTCAAGGAGGCGGGCGATCTCGTTGCGGCTCAAGCCCTGCTTGTGTAGTTCCCGTACGCGTGCGCGCTGATGGTTGTCGACCGGGCGTCCGC